GCAAAAAAGAGAATAAAGCATTCCCTTTTTTGCACTTTGCGCGACCTACTCAGATGGCAGCTCAACCGAACCGTGGCTTCGACTCATTCTTCGCAGATTACTACACTCAAGACGGCTTTTCGGACCTAACCAGCTCACGGCCATCTACCATCCGCCCAGCCAACATAGTGGTGGAACCAGACCAGGAAGTCTTCGACGCCTACCGCGCACACGGCGGGAGCCCTCCGGACTACACAACCAGTCAAGTAGCTGACGCGTTCGGCCAGCGTGCTTCGGCGAGTAACAGAATCCACGGAGTCAGGCGAGACACAGCCGCCTCTGTACACCTCGCAGGACGAAGCGATGTTGATGCGCGAGAGCAGGGGTATGGAAGAGGAGGTTGCCAGCAGCCGCGAGGCGCTGCAGGGCTGGGGAGCGTCGCCGGCAGCCGGCTGGCCGAACCGCGAAACGAATGGATACGCCCAAGACAGGAGGCCTGGGGCACAAGCGCCGCTTACGCAAGAGAGCGCATGGGACCTCGGATCGTGGACGTCCCATACAGAGCACCAACCGTCGATGAGTCGGAACGCGATGCTTGGGAGTGCCGTTGGTGCGGGGCGGAGTACTGGAACCAACGAAGCGCGGAGGAGCACGGCCGAGCCTGCAGCAGGCGCCCGCGCACACGGCCCGAGCCAGCCTGGGAACCTCCTACCCAGCACCAGCGTATACAGGAGTGGGCGGATGGAGCAGCCTACCCAATCCAGGCGCTACCCGGCGCCGTTGCGAACCAAGCCCACGAAGAGCCAACCTCACGTGGAACAGGCGGGCGGGTATACCAGGCAGCGTGCGACGGCGACGGACGTGTTGAGCGACGCAGGAGGCGGCCATCCAACGCAACGACCACTGCCACGACGCGGAGCTGGGTTCGACACAGCGATGGGTCACTCACCGTACGAACCGAGCGCCGAATTACCGACAGAGAGCCAGCAATCGTACGCGCTATCGCCCGGTTCATTTCAGGATGATGCCTTGGCTGCCCTATCGACACTGGGTAAGGTGCCGGCATTGGAGGTGGCGGGAATAGTACGGCGAGGGGCCACTATACTGGGAAAGCTCGAGCCGCCGAGCGAGGAGCAGACGTACGCTCGCCTGTACCGTGAGGCGCGTGAATACGTGGGTGATTCGCAGGAGGTGGAGGCTGACCGCCCGGTGGACAGGGTGTGGGCTGAAACCTCCGAGCCACGCCTGTCTCGCACGGCCATGGCGCGGGTTGACCCCGACACGCAGTGGAAGCCAGACCTGTACCTGGGGTTGCCGTACGGCCCCAACGCCGCCCAAATCGTGGCCCAGCCGTTAGATGTGCGGGAGGCGAGCCACTTTAGCAACCTAGCCCCGTGGATCATAGGTGTGCTCAACGGGACAACGGGGGCGTTCAAGGGGGATGCACTGATGCTTTCGGCCAAAACCACCCCCCACGTTGACGATGGGTGGCTCGGCACACAAGCTTTGACCAGACACGACATAGACGTCAGGCTAGCAGTCGCGGATACGGCCTGCACAGTGTCCGTGTGGGTGGGTGTGGATTATGTGGCTGGGAAACCGGTACTGCATCACATGGCTGTGGCGGGGTATCGTGCCGCGAAGCCGCCAGTGCGGCGCCTGGCACTAGCTCTGTGCGAGGCGCTGACATACCATGTTGCGGTGGGTGGGGTTCTGCCAGTGAATGCGGTGCATAAGCGACAGTGCTCCAACTACACTGATATAATGTCCGCTGAAGCGTATAGTGACCCGCCGGCGCCTAACCAACTGGGCCCGCGTGTGGCTACTAACCCTCCGGAGGGCTGCCTGTCCCAGCTGGTGCAGGTGCACCAGTACGACGTGCAGACTGGGGTTGCAACAGGGGTCATGGCAGCGAGAGACGTGCCACCTGCCGCGTTCTACTTCGGCGGGACGCCCAACGGCCGGAACACAGGGTACGCTATCGCGCGAACTGAAGTAGATGGCGTGATGACTCACGTGCTCACGGGCGCAGTACACATGAAGGGACACCCCGCGTTCCTGCTCTCAGGGCGTAGACGCCAGCCGTGCGTCAGGGACGGGTTGTACTCGCCGGGCGCTGTGTCGAAGCTGTTCGGCGACGGGAGCGGCGGCCTGTGTATGAGGGCGGAAGAGGCCTCGGGAGTGGACCGCGGCCTTCGCTCCGTGTGGTCCGACGCCTTGTCAAACGCTAACAAAACTGCCGCTGTCCGCTCACGCGACCCGCTGTCGGCTGCGAACCTCCTGATGGCCATAGCAAAGCTTAACGGATGGCAAGCGAAACCGGCCGGGCCGCACAGCGTCACCGCCGACACTGACCAAGGCCAAGTGCGGGTGATCGTTGAGTTTTGGCCAACGTCTGGTCCACGTTGGTTGGAGGTGCTGTCATTCGACGAGGAGGTAGATCTTGGGCCAGAGGGCGACGATGGGCAATGCGATCATCCATCCGAGCTGGCCCTCGATTATTGGCTGTCGGGTTTGGCAAGGTACATGCTGAAGGACATAACCAGGAATGGGTACCTACTTAAGGGCTGCGGCAAGTATGCACGCAACGAGCTGTCTCCGTTCCAAGCCCAACACACAGCGGCGCCCCAAGCGGCGTGCGATGTGGTGGTGAGCGCGTGGCGGGTGGAGACCCGGGTCGGCTCAGCGAAAGCATCTTACATGTACAACTTGGGGGTGGCTGTCTGTGCAGCCGGAGCCGTGGTGGCTACGTCGAACCTGGTTGATGCGAACGCGGAGCAGCGGCGCAGTGCAGTGGTGGGCAACGGGAACGTGCTGGCGGCGTATGATAGGCGCACACGACCCGACGCCGCACACGCTGACCTGCTAGACGTGCTGAAGGGCCTATCAAGATTGGCCATGGCAGGGTCAGTGCGCGTGTACAGTGCAACCCAGGCCGGCCACGATCAGGCAGACGTGAACGTGCTGAGAAGCGATGGCAAGAGTGGGCCGAGCGCAAGAATTATGGAGATAGGGACGTTAGTAGAGCGGCGAGGCAGCGCAGCAGATGCCGGGATGGATGCGGCAGGGGCTGCGGTATCGAGCGGCGTGGCGGCAGACGACGGCCAGCCCGTGAGACTGGCGGGGACTGATGAGCTGTGGTCGACGTTGCGGCGGTTAGTGAGGTGAGCGCAGGAGGCCAGCTCGCCTCCCCCAGCTGGCAACCGAAGATATGCGGTGATAACCGCTTAAGCGCGGTCGCCAGCATGAACTTCTTACGTGACAACGTAAGTACC